TATGTAGTAAGAAAAGCTATTCAAGATAAATACCCTACTATAAAATTATCTTCTTCTGCTACAGATAAATCTAAATATTTATATGAAAAAGCTATAGCTAATCAAATAACCCCACAACAAAAAGCAACTGCTCAACAACTATACTCTCAATATCTTGATACTATATTTCCTGATAGTAAAGTGAAGGATATTGTTTATCATGCTACTTTTAAAAACTTTTTAAATAACACATCTAAGGAATTTTCAAGTGAATTTGTAGATGATTTGTACAATCTTAACCTAACTCCTGATGTTATTAAGTATCTTTATAGTGAAAATGGTTCTAGACATAATCTTAATGATTATGGTTTTTTATTAAACAGGCTTGTAAATACACTTAGAAGCCAAGGTAGAACTAATAAAGAAGTACTTGATGATATAAAATGTTTGTAATATGAGTCCATGTCCAAATAAAAATACTCCTGAGTGGAAAGCTTTAGTTGAAGCATATAATGAAGCAGACGCAATGACTGCTTTTGTAATGAATAACCATACAATACCTTCTCTTACAGAAGCTGCATACATCTTTAAAAACTTAAGTGTAAAAGAAAAGGATGAAATATTATCATCATCATCTGATGAGTTTAAATTAAAAAGAGCAAAAATGCAAAACGCAGTAATTGAAAAAGTTTCTTTTACTGCAAACCCAGCTCAACAAGCAACACTCAAAAAGATACAAGCAATGAATGAATCTTATCAAAAGTTTCTTCAAGATAATATTGATGCAATCAATAGTGGAAAACCAGGAACAAAAACAAAAAGTGTATCTGCATTTACAGGTACATCAGAGTTTAAAGGAGATCCATCAGAGTATGAAGCATATAAACTATTTGGAACTTTTGTGCATGAAGTATTAGAGTTGTCACAAACCAAAGCTATTGTTGAAAACAAAACAATAACAGAAGTTTACACAAAAGAATATTTTGATGAAATGTATGAAAATTACATTAAGAAAAATCCTTTCACAATAGAAAACTTATCTAAAGATGAGTTATATGCAATGGCTCAAGGTATTATTTCTACAGTAGCTCAGCCAGGTAAAGCTGGATTTAAAGTATTACCTGAGATTACAGTGTTTGGTAAAAGTAGTGTAGGAACTCCTATTGTAGGAAGACTTGATTTATTGTTAGTAGACCCTTTAGGTAGAGTACAAATATTTGACTTTAAAACAAAAAAGTTAAAAAGACTTTATCAATGGAATAGCTTGACAAATCAAAGTGAAGTTAACATTGATGCTGCATTGTATGAAATGGCAATGAAAGAAAATCAAATTGCTAACTTATCAGCTACAGGTATATCTTTTAGACAGATTGGTGCACGTTCAGTTTATGACAACTGGATGGTACAATTAGGTGTTTATGAAAACATGCTAATTCAAAATGGAATTGACATGATAGAAGAACAAAATAAAACTATTGTTTCTTTATTGTACCAGGTTGATGAAAATACAAAAGAATTTAAAGGTGCTGTAGAGTATATTTTTAATGGTGAAAACTATTATGATTTAGTAAGAAACACTTACTATGGTCAAAATGGTGCAACAATGAGTAGTGTTGATGCTACAAATCAGCACGTTTTAAGATTGAGACAAGCTGTAGAAAAAGAAGTTCCTACAGGAAAAGTAATTGAAGAAGAAGCAGTTGCAAGTAAATCTATTGATGAAGTTTATGATGTTACACCAACAGAACAAAACATTAAAAACTTTATTGCAAATATTGAAAAGCTTATAGATGGGCAATTGCAATCAATTACAGAAGACATTGAAAATGCTAATTCAAAAACAGAAGAAAAGCGTGATGAAGATTATATCAGAATGCTTAGAAAAAGACGTGATACTATCAATGAATATAAAACAATTGTAGATAAGTTAAAAACATCTAATCCTTCAGATTTAATGTATGCAACAAACTTTGCTAACTCATTAAGTATTGCTGAAGATGATTTTAATACATTATTAAAAGTATCAAACAGTGCTGCAGCAGTATTTACTGATGAAAATTCAACAGAAGATCAAAGAACTAAAGCATTAAAACAAGCAACAGAAGCATATGATAAAGGTATAATGCTTAAGCATATTGTTGATGTACTTGAAGAGATTGTAGATGAAGCTGCTTCTATGCCAGACTCAACTATTACAGCTGATAGCCCTGTCAGAAAAAAGTTATCAGATATAAGAATGGCATCTAACATTATCACATCTAACTTTAAAGATAAAGTAGGTATGAACCATGCTATTTGGATGTTACAACAATTAGATGAAGAAACTGTAAGCAGAGTATCAGAACAACAAAAAGATGTTGCTAAAACAACATTAAATGTTATTAATAAAGAATTATACCAATTAAAAACAGATCCTAAATTAGGTGTATATACTAAATTAAAATATACTTTATTTTCACTCACTGACAAAGATTTTAAAGAAAAATTTAAAACTGCAATGGGTAAAGGTGGTGATATGGCATTAGCAAGAATTGAAAAACTTGAACGTAAAAAACTACAATTAGAGTATCTTATAAAAGGGTATGACGTATCAGAAGAATCTTTAAAAACATATATCAATGGTATAACAGATCCTGCAGCTCCAATTTATCCAGGTATGCAAAACCCACTAGAAACTGATTCAATGTTATCAGGTTGGATGATGGATTCTACAATTGCTTCTGCTAGTAACTCAGATAGATTACTTGCAACAGCCACCATGTTTTTGAAAAATCAAAAAATGCAAGGTGAGCATAATGTTATGAAGGACCCCAAACTTAAAAAACTTATTAATAATGTAAACTCCTTAGTAGAGTCTGGTGCATTTACTCTTGAAGAATTAAATAAATTCATATCAGAGTGGAGAACCATAGAGTATGTTGATTCAAAAGGAGAGCGTCAAGAGAAAAGAGTTTTTGATATTGCAAAGCCATACAGTGAAGAATATGAAAGAACCTATAGAAATTATAGTATTAGATTAAAAGAGCTTACTAGAGAAATCTTTGACCTAAAAGCTGATTACAATAGAAAGTTTAAGACTGATCAAAAAGATGAAGCTTATAGAGCATTAGAAGAAAAGAGAAATGAGCGTGACCAATTTAACAATGAATACATAGAATGGATATTAGAAAATGCCAGTCTACCATATTCTGACAAGTTTTATGAATTGCAACTTAAACTACCCAATGAAATCAGAGAGCAAATACAAAAGTTATATCTAGAACAAGAAACAATAATGTTTGATGTTGGTAGAGGTAATGAAGCATTGTTAGAAGAAGAAGATTTTGTTAGACTGCAAGAAATTGATATAGAAATCAAAAAGCTAAGAATAAAAGCACAGGAAAATAATGCTGATTATACTCAATACCTTGAACAATTAAATGATTTGTATGAGTATGGTTTAAATGATGATGCCTACTTGCGTGCAGAAAATGATGCTAAGATTAGATTTTCTGATGATCCTGAAAGATTAAATGTATGGTACAAAACTAACTCAGTGACCAGACCTAAATCAGAATGGTATGAAAAGACAAATGAACTTTATGAAGAAAGAGCACAAATTTATGGTAACAGTAATGATGAAATAAAAGATTTAGCTGATAGAAAAAGAAAAATCATGTTGCCTTATAAGCAAAATGGTAGATTTAATCCTAAATTTTTATCATTTGAAGAAATACAAGAGTTAGATCAAATTGAAGCTAGAATAGAAGACATCATAGAAGAAAGTTCTAGATTATCTAAAGGTCAAAATAAACTTGATCCTGCAGATAGAAAACGTGCACAAGAAATCAGAGATGAATTATCAAGATTAGTTTCTGGTCAAATTAACCCATTGTATCAAGAAGAGTTTGACCAAAGATACAGAGTTCTCAAAAAAGAATTTGAAATGTTTATTGAGGCTGACTCTAAATATAGTGCTATAAATTCTGGAGTTTCTTCACTTACAGAAGATGAAAAAAACCAAGCAAAAGATGAATGGATATCTGCTACTATGTCTTTCATGAGAGCAGAAAGAGACTTTGAGTCTTGGTATAATAATAATCATTTAAATAAATATCAATTATTAGCTACTGGTCAAGATAATGTAGAAAGTAGACAACCAAAATCATTCAATTTTGAAAAACTACCTAACAGCTCTGTAGCAGCTGATTATATGGAAACTGTACCAAATCCTAAGTATTATAAAACAAGAGCACTTAGAATTGGAAACTGGTCATTAGATGGAAACAGATTGACAAACAAAGAAATAAAAGAACTTAAAAATGATCCACAGCAAGTTGAAGATTTACTTTTAGCTGGTAGATTAATAACTTTACCTGGTGCAATTAATGAAGACTTCTTGAAAAGTCCTGATGGTATACCAATGCCTAAAGAAGTTAAAAAATCAACTGATGGACATTACTATATAGACCCTAATGTAAGACCTTCTCAGAACATCAATAATAAGTTTGTTGAATTGATGAACAATCCAAAAATGTTTGAGTTGTATAATAATCTTACAAGTTTGTTCTTTGACTTGCAAAAGAAAATGGATGGAAGAAAGATGGGTTATCAAGTTCCAGGTTTTGCAGCTTCTGTAGTAGAGAGTATGAAAGAACTTGGTGGGGCAAAAGGATTAAATAAGCAATACAAAGCGTGGTTAGATAAAAACCTTAAAGCAGAAAGTGAGCAAGATAAAGCTTCTAATGTATATGGTAACTCAGCAGCAAAAGTTAGAATGAGATTCTCTAATCAATTGTCTGAAGAAATACAAACTACAGATGCATTAGGTGCTGTTGTAAAATGGGCCACTGAAGCTCACATGAGTATTGCTATGCAAGAGGTTGCTCCAAAATCAGAAGCATTCATAAAATTCCTTGAGCTACAAGCTGAAAAACTTAAAACAGATAGTTTGACAGATACTTATATAACAAATGAGAAAGGTGAAAAAGTAAAAGTTGATTTATCTAAAAAAGTAAAAGAGGTAGAAAATGTAATTGATATTCTTAAATATGAAAACAAGAAATACTTGTATGGTATATTAGAAGAAGAACAAAACCTTGCAGTAAAGAAAAAAGTTGATGCATTTTTCAAATATACAAGTTTCATACGTATAGGATTTGATGTTGCCAACCAGGTAAAAAACTTTACATCTGGTAATGTTCAAGCATGGTTAGCAGCTGGTGGTTCTGACAGTGACCATTATACTAAAAAAGACTGGCTCTTTGCAAAAGGTAAAGTATATGGACAACAAGGATTTTTAGCAAATTATTTAAAAGACTGGGGTAAAGTTGATGATTTAGCTGATACTACATTGCTTTACAGAATGATGAATCCATTGCAGAAGGATCAATTAAAATATTACTCTGATATTTTAGGAGGTAAAGGAAGAAGATTAAAAGAAAAATTCTCACATGTAGCAGAACTTGGTTATATTCTACAAGACAAAGGTGATACTGAAATTGGTGTTACAGTTATGTATGCTGTAATGAATAAAAATAAGTTTGAACTTATTGAAAGCATTGACCCAGCAACAGGTGAAAAAGTTTTTAAAAGAGATGCTAATGGTGATGTAATAATGGTTCCTGCACATGAAGCTTATGTGCAAGATGGTGAAGGAAATTTAGTAAGACGCAATGATGTAAATTATACTGAAACTGATGAAGCACGTTTAAGAAACATCATTTACTCAGAAATGAGAAGAGCTCAAGGTAACTATGCTACAACAGATCAAACAAAATTTGAAAGTAGAATCTTAGGTAAAATGGTATTCTTCTTTAGAAAATTCTTAGTTCCACAATTTCTAAACAGATTTGGATACTTGAGAACAAACTGGGAAGGTGCTGAAGTTACAATGGGATACTGGAGAGCTACACGCAGAGCTATAAAAATGTTTGGTATGGGTAACACTGCCAAAGAATTTTTTATTGGTTCTAAAACAATGTCAAAAATTGGTATGTCAGGTGGTACAGAAGCATATGAAGTAATTGACCCTAACACTGGTGAAGTTGTAGAAAAAGAAAAAATTGGTGATTTTTACTCTAAAAGAATACGTCACGCCAGACAAGATGCAATTATGATGACACTTCTCACAATTTTGTCAATGGCATTATTATCTTATGTGAAAAGAAAAGATGATGATGATGAAGAAATTGGATTCTTAGAAGGTAATGCTATACGTGTTATATGGGGTACAAAAGCAGAAACAGTATCAATGTTTCCTATAGGAGAAGGTTCAAATGAATATGTAAAAAACTTTACAACTGCTATTCCATTTATGCGTGAAGCATCATCATTAATCAAATTTGGAAACCATGCTGTAAAATATGGTATTGCAATGACTATGAATGGTGGTGAAGAACCAGATGCAGGATATGATTCTGAATTTTATCAAGAAGTTTGGAAAGATGCTTTCTACACAAGAAAGTATGGAGCATATGAAAAAGGTGATGCTAAATTTACAAAAGACTTTGTTGATTTAACAGGTATAAAAAACTTTAGAGATTTAGTTACTCCACAATACAGAATTGATGTGTTAAAAGGTAAACAATAAAAAATTATTGCTAACTTATATATGAAAGTGTAACTTAGATAAAAATTAAAATAATGGCAACTAAAATATTCAGAAAAAATAACTATATAGTATTGTTAGATGAAGCTAATGATATATATTTTGAAGAGCATTACTCAAATGTAATTGTCAAAAAGTTGTATGCTACAGATACAGAATACACTGTATCTTTTGTGAGAGAGAATGGTTTGATACAAAATTTTTATAAATTAAAATTTGCAGACATAAGACAAGAAAACAATACAGTTTATGCTTCTGTTACAGCTTGGGAAGAATGGTATACTTCAAATACAGGTTTTAACAATTCTGGAAGTGTTTCTTCTGATGTAAATGCTAACTTAAAAGTAGGTGGATCAAATGTTTCTAATACTAATCCTGTACCTGTAAACATAATTACAGGTGGTGGTACTACTCAAACAGCTAGTGTAGAAGTATATAGAGTAACAGGAACAACGCCTCAAGCTGTTGTTGCAAATGCTTTAAGTATCAGTGTTCAAAATTTAGGAAACTATAACGTAAATGTTACTACTGATGTTTCTACAGGTGTTGCAATTGATGCTGGTGTAAGTGTCACCTGGGATGCACCTACTGGATATAAATTACCTGCATATAGTTTTGTAAACTCAAATGCTGCAGGAGTATTTTTATTAACTGTTGTAAGATAATAGGCCATGACTAAAATAAAAAGAAATTTACCTAATAATCAATACCTTGCAGCTATTTTAGCTAATTCTCCTTCTAGTACAAATGTGTTTGCTACTATGGCTGACTTATCTGGTTTAGGTGGAGGAACTACAAGTGTTGCTGCAAGAGTTCAACATGATGTAAAATATGCTGAACAAATAAACATTGGACAAGCTGTTTATGTTTCTAGTGCAGATGGTACAAACATGATTGTTTCTAAAGCTAGTTATGGTTCAGAAGCTACATCTAGTAAAACAATGGGTCTTGTTACTCAAACTGGTAATATAAATACTCAAGCATCAGTTATAACTGAAGGTTTGCTTGCAGGACTTGATACTACAGCAGCTACCATTGGAGATCCTGTGTGGCTTGGTTCTACTGGAAATTTATTATTTGGACTTGCAAACAAACCTGTTGCACCAAATCATTTAGTATTTATTGGTATTGTAACTAGAGTAAATGCTAATAATGGTGAAATATTTGTAAAAGTACAGAATGGTTTTGAAGTAAGTGAATTACATGATGTATCTGTTGCAACAAGAGCTAACAATACAGTCTTAGGATATAATACTAGCACATCATTGCATGAATTTAAATCAATAACTCAATGGTTAGGTTATACTCCTGCAAATGAAACTGTAACTATTAGTACTACAGGGCCCCTTTCAGGTGGTGGAAATCTTTCTGCAAATAGAACTTTGTCTATCTCAAAAGCTGATTCAGGAACTGATGGTTATCTTGCAAGCACTGATTGGTCAATATTCAATAATAAAGCAAATGCTTCTGTTACTATTAGTACATCTTCACCTCTTGCAGGAGGAGGAGATTTATCAGCTAATAGAACAATATCTATTCCACAAGCAACAGCATCAGTAAATGGTTATTTATCATCAGCAGACTGGACTACTTTTAATAACAAACAAACTGCGTTAGGATTTACTCCTGTTAATAAAACTGGTGATACTCTTACTGGTAATTTGTTTGCATTAAACCTGTCTGGTACAAATAGTGGAGATGAAACAACAGCAACTATAAAAACTAAACTAGGAGCTGCTACTTCTACTTTAGATGGATATTTGCTTGCATCTGATTGGGTTATATTCAATGCTAAACAAAATGCAATTGGATATACTCCAGCTGACAAAGCAGGTGACACCTTTACTGGTAATATTACTGCAACAAATTTATCTGGAACCAATACAGGTGATGAAACCACTACTACTATTCAAAATAAATTAGGTACAGCTTCTGCATCTACTAGTGGATATTTAATATCAACTGACTGGAATACTTTCAATAATAAAGTTTCTACTTCAATATCTTTATCTACAACTTCTCCATTACAAGGTGGTGGTGATTTAAGCAGCAATAGAACTCTTAGTATATTACAAGCAGGTTCAGCACAAGATGGTTATTTATCTAGTACACACTGGAATACATTCAATAATAAACAAAATTCAATAAATTTAACTACAACAGGATCTAGTGGAGCTGCAACATTTGATGGTTCAACATTAAATATACCACAATACTCTGCTGGTGCTTCTGAAAAATCAGGTTCTGTATTATCTACAGCAAGAAGTTTACCTTTTAGAATGGGAACTAATATAACAACTTACCGTTCAGCTTCTGGTGTAGGTAGTACAACAGTTTCTTCTACTACATTTGCAGGTGAGTCAACTCATTTTTTTCCTATATCTCTTAAAGAAGGTTCTCCTGTAAAAGCAGCAGCATTTAGAGTAAATTCAGCAGGCTCTGGAGGACTTGGCACAGCAGAAATAGAAATTGGCATTTATAATGCAACAACAAATGCAAATGGAGAATTGATACCTGGAACACTAGAAGTTCAATTTGGTAAAGTTTCTGTATTAACAACAGGTGTTAAAGAAGCTGTTTTGGCTAATGCTCATACATTGGGTGCAACTATAGATAATATTTATTGGATTGCTTTTAGAAGTTACTCTACTAACTCAACATCATTAAACATTTATTCTTCAGCTGATCTTCTTTCATCTTGGATTGGTATATCATCTTCATTAGCCCTTGTTAAGTTAGGCATGTTTGTAGCAACAACTCCATACACAGCATCAACAGGATTACCAGCAAGTTTACCAGCAACAGGTGGTGTAGGTTTTACACAAAGTAATACTGTAGCAGGTTATGTAAGTAACCAATTATTAATAGGACTTAGATAAAATTAAAATTATGCAACAATTTGAAAACATAGAAGTATATCAAAATGGTAGATTGATAGATTCTAAAATTATTAATTATACTTCAGAAGAACTTGTGCAACGTGAAATAGAAAAGTACAAGTCAAGAAAAACAGATGGTGAAAAAACTTTTTTGGAATTTGCAGGTGAAATAAGAGTAAAAAAATTACTTGGTGTAATTACAGAAGAAGAGTTTGCTAATCTTGAACAAGTGATGTTTCCAGTAAGAACTGAAATAACTTTAGGACAATGGAAATCAGCATTAATAATTCTTGAGCAAATTGATTCTTCACTTATAAATCAAGATGTTTTTAACAAAATTCATACTACAATTACTGATTATATTTTAAATAATTACTAAAATGTCACTTATTATAAATCCTTACACATTTGGAACAAGTGGTGGTGGTATATCACCTAGTGTTCCTACAACAAACTTAAGAGTATGGTTGGAAGCTACAAATGAAGTTACAGCTTCTTCAGTAAGTCCATTTAATGTTTCTGCATGGAATCATGTTCAATCTTTAGGTACAAATAATGCATTATCATCACCTACTAGTAGAAATCCTAGTTATATTACAACAGGTAGTTCATTTGTAGATAAACCATACTTAACTTTTTCACAAGCTCAAGAAGATATAATGTCAATTGCTTATAACAGTAATATAGATTTTTCTGCAAATGGTTTTACTGCTTATGTGGTAGCATCAATTAATGCTTTAAATACATTGTCATTTTTCTTAGCACATAGCAATGACGCAGTGTTAACACAAGGTTGGGGTATTTATTATACTAATGGTTATTTACGTTATTTTGTCAATAACTGGAACAATGTTGCAAACTATGTTGAAATACCTAATGCTGCACTTGGTGCAAGAACTTTGTTTAAGTTCACATGGGATAAAACAACTATGAAAGCATCTTATAGACAATTAAACTCTACAGTTCAAGGTCAAAAAAATTACTCAGGTGCATATACAAATCCTTCAGGATATCCAATGACAATCATGAGTTTATCTGGTGGTACTTTTTCACCTTATGATACTTCTGCAAATGTCGCAGCTGTTCTAGTTTATAATGGGGTGTTAAGTTCAGCTGATGAAATTCAACTTGAATCATATTTAAAAACAAAATATTATATTACATAATAATCAGTGGGGAAATCAAACTTCCCCACTTAAATTATTATATATTTCTTTTTCAGAATCACTAAGTGTATGATAAGCATATACACTAGGAGTAAGTAAATCTTCTTCTGTAAAATATGTTTCTTGTCTACTTCCTAAAATATAATCAGGTTCTGGAGGAAAATACTTTTTAAAATTTCTTTTAATGTATGATATTGGTATTCCTGTTTTAGAGTGTATTTCTTCAATGGACCATCCATCAAGTATATACTTTAATAGATGTAAGTGTTTTATTTTCATGGTCCAAAATAATGAAAACCTTGAGCACTTATTTCTTCATCATTTCCTTCAACAATATTCCAACATAAACTTGCAAGAGTAGATGTAATTTCTAAATTCTTATCTTGCTTTTTAATAAAGTACTTAGAAGTTTGTAAGTATTTTACATCATTTTCTGTACATACTTCTACATACTTTTTGGTAGCATTAAGAACCAATTCCCATGTGTACTCAGGATAAGCTTCAAAGAACCAACAAAATCTCTCATGCAACTCTTTTGGATTTGTCCTATAAGCTATTGTAGAACCATCTCTTTTGCCTTTTGGAAACATGTTGTTAAACTGGTTAATTTCATCAATCCATGTACCATAAGGAACTTTTTTAATTTTCTTAGTAACCTCAACCAATAGCTTTTCTGCAGTTTTAATTGTAGTAATTGCTTTATCAGTTAAAGTATAGTTGTCATCCTTTTCATAAAGAAACTCTGTCATAGCTAATCTATGTTGTTCAGTTCTTATGTTTACAAACTTTTCATGATAATATTTATTATAAGTAGCATGTAAGACATAATAACCATTTGGCGTCAAACCTTGAGACGCCAAATAATCATAAAATTTTTTCATGTTAATTAAGAATGTAATTGTGATTAACTTCTTTGTGTTCTACTGACACATCTTCTAGAGGAACAAATCTATCAGATCTGTAACCAATCCAAGGTAAACCATGTTTAGTTTTACCTTCATTGCAGATACCTTGTATAATGTAAACTACCTGATCAAAAGAATTAATAAACTTTCTCTCAACAAAATAAGTCATACCTGATTCAACTTCCCCACCAGGAGGAAGTTTGTCAGAATCTATGCATAACACTCTAAACATTTTCTTCAGGTTTTTTACCATACATGATAGATTTGCCAAGCTTATTCAAAGCTTCAACAATCTCTTCAACACCATGACCTTTTGCATCTGTTTTAGATAATGTCAATGGGTATTTTTTGTCAATTATTTTTACAAAATCATAACAATGTTTAAATAACAATTGTAATCTTTTGTCTGTGTATTTCATTTCTAAAACATCATTACAGATAGATTTAGATTTTGCATATAGCATTGCCAATGCAGTGGTTTCTTCATCAATAATGAAGATTTTATTAGAAAAATCATTAAAGATTGCTTGCAGTTCCATTTGAACAACATCATCTGCTTGCACAAAGGATGTTAAAAATGCTGAACTAAATTTGTCAACATAATCTCCAAGTTTTTTGAAAGGAGCTTTTACTTCTTGTTTTATATACCTAGAAGATTTATTGTTCATGCTTTCTTCAAGAGTGTCAAAATCACTCAATAAATCAGAACATTTTATTACTATACGTACAATTCTTATTGTATCTTCTTCAGTTATATGAGGAGTAATTTTCATTCAATAATAATTTTAAAAATTAACTTCCACAATTTAAACAACCTTCATCATCATCTTCTTCTGGATGTTCTTCAATACGTGGATTTAACTGTTTTTTTAACTCATAAATTGCTTGTTGAGTTTCCCCATCTTCAAAAATGTTTCCTGTGAGCGTTGCTTTTAACTCAGCAATTTTTGCTCTGATTTCTTCTTCTGTCATCTTATTAAAATTTAACTTCTGTAATGAATTTTATAGGATTTTTTTCATGTGCACTTTCAAGTGTTTTATCAACAGCAGATTTTAGTTCTTCAGCGGTTATGCAATCTTTCATAAATTCAAATTTAGATTTAGATGTGTTACAACCTACTGTTATCCTAGAAGGTTTGCAAGGACCAAAATGGGAAATTGCTTTATTAGTCAACAGTTGTACTTGTACGATTGTCAACTTATTTTCAAATTCTACAATATATTCTATATATTCTATCATCATTTTTAGTTTAAATCATCATTTGTGCAATTTAACAATTTTCTATCTCTTCTGATATGATTTATCACACCTTTTCTATTCTCTCTAAATTTAAATCTTCTGTAACTTTTTACTACAATTGACGTAAAACATTTTAAACATCTGTTTCTGTGCTTGTTATCTTTTTTCATATTTTATATTAAAATTTAACTGCAAAAATCACAAATTTTTTTTACCTATTATGCATACATATCCTATATAATTTATGATATTTGTAACATAGTATTCAACGGGAGATGAAGCACAACAAAACTAAACATGAAGAGTGTTATTTTATTTGTGCTATTTTTACTATTACTTATCTTATGTAGTAGGTTTATTGCTTATGCAAGCAATGAGAAATTCCACATGTACTCAAATTTTTTCATTGTTGGTTTTGTATCTATATTCTATTTTTTAACATCTTTTATTTTCATATTATGGATCAAGCAACAGTATTAACAGTAGTGTTATTTATTGCAGGTGCAATATTGACAATTTTTGGTTTCTTTTTAAGGACAGCTTATAATGATACCAGAAATGATATTGAAATTTTAATGCAAAATGACACAAAATTTTCTGAAGAACTGGGAAAACTCAAAGGTAAAATTGAGTTAGTACAGCAAGAAAATCAGTTAAAGTATCAAGCTATACAAGAATTGACACAGCTTGAGATAAAAAATCTTGCTAAACACGTTGGAGAACTTTCAGATGCTGTTAAAGAGTTAATAATAAAAAAATAAAATCATGAGTGCAAAGCTAGATTTAAATAAAATCAAACAGGTTCCTCTAAAAGAATCACAGTACATTAAAGAAGAAGTAAAAAAAGTACAAATTGTACTACACCACACAGCTGGTAACTCTTCAGGTCCTGCAACTATCAAAATGTGGGATGCAGATGACAGAGGTAGAATTGCTACCTGTGTTACAATTTCAGGTAAAGGATTATCAAAAGATACATTTGATGGTGAAATCTGTCAAGCATTTTCATCAAAACACTGGGCGTATCATTTAGGTATCAAACCTGATGTGTTCAAATCAAAAGGAGTACCTTATCAAAGTCTTGACAAAATTGCTATTGGAATTGAAATATGTAACTGGGGACCACTTGAAAAACGTGGTGACAGATATTTCAACTATGTAAATAGAGAAGTTCCAAAAGATCAAGTATGTGAATTAGAAGTTCCATATAAAGGTCATAAATACTACCATGCTTATACTGATGCACAAATTGAATCTGTTAGACAGCTTTTAGTGTATTGGAATGAGGTTCATGGTATCCCATTAGACTATAGAGAAAAAGATATGTGGGAAGTTTCTGTTGTAGCTTTAAGAGGAGTTGATGGTGTGTTTACTCACAACTCTTACAGAAAAGATAAAACAGATATATCACCACAACCAAAAATGATTGCAATGTTAAAATCGTTAAAACAATAATTATGAGTAAACTAGTAAAAAGATGGAAATCTGAAACACCAGACTTTTGGAAAAAAGTACAAAAGATTGGAATTGGTATTGGTGCTATTGGTGGCGTTATTGTTAGCGCACCTGTTGCGTTACCAGCAGCTGTAGTTACAATTGGAGGATACATGGTAGCTGTTGGTTCAGTTGCAGCAGTATTAAGTAAATTAACTGTAGCAGATGCAAATGTATTAAAAAATGCAGTTAATGACCAAATCACTGATTCAGTAACACAAGCAAATTTGTAAAATGAATAAGCATAAGAACAATATTAAAATTTCAAGACCAGGTGTACATGCTAAATGTAAAACATCAAAGTCTAAGAAGTCAAGAAACTATCGCAAGTCTTACAAAGGACAAGGGCGATAAAAAGAGACAACTATGCTCTATGTTTAGTTGGTTTTTCTTTCTTCTGTTGAAAGTCCCCCATCACTGGGGGATTTTCTTTTTTACAGATTATAGGTCTCACAAAATGCAATAACATTTTCCAACAATTCAGTAAGAGTCCCATGATTTTGAATAGTATAATCAAAGTCATAATCATCAAGAGCAGTTTCTGATGGATGTGTACCAGTAACTAAACCTCTATCAACTCTTACAACAATGCCACCTTTCTTTTTAACAGCCTCTGCTTCATTTGGAAACCTTACATCAGTAATTAACCAATGACTTTCAGGTTTAAAATCACTAAACAAACTGTTAATCCAAATATCTTCATTCACTTGATCTCTTAATGCATTAGTACCTAGAGTTTGCAAAAATTGTCTTACAGTAATGTCACCCCATTCAGAAGGCATTTTTGTTTTTTTAAATTCTTGATCTTCAAATTTTTCTCTAGGAATACCAGTAAGTACAGAAGCAATCTTTTTAAGATTTTCTGCATACTTTACAATTTGCCATGTGTTATTTTGAAGAATAAAATTTTTAACTGACTCTTCATCAAAAACTCTTTCTGCAATATTGCGAATCTCTCTACCATTGTTTATACCATACTTTGTCACAAGCTGAATAAGCTCAGCAGTAGTATCTTTACCTGAGCCTATTTTACCTGATATACCAATTATGTTCAGCATGGGTTGTTTTCCTTTTTCCATAATTTATCCCTTTCTTCAATAGCTGTTTTACTCATATTAATTTTGTACCTCATTCTTAGGTATCTTTTCCATAGTTCCATTTTATTGAAACTTGTTTTCTTCTTCATCACTAGACAATAAGAAAACTTAACTACATCTATCATGGCAATACATCAATTGGGTTATTATTAACTGCTTCTTCCCATTCTTCTTTGGTTGGCAGTTTATATTTGCTTTCAGTAGATTCATCTTCACCCAAAACTTCGCTTGCATCTTCTACATATGGTTTTGCCACATCTATTAAATAAGAATGCAAACCCATTTGGTGTTCTAACCACTCAGAAGGATGAGCATCCTGTAAAGCTTGACCTACAATGTTATGAAAATCATAAAGAGAAATATACTCTTCTTTCTTTTCATCAAGATAATTCTTAAACAATGTTTTAATTGTGTTCATCTGCATTGTATTAAGAATGCGAGTTTTAAAGAATAAATTTGCTGCATGACCATATGCTTCATCCATAGTTGCAAAAGTTCTTATAAATAATTGCTTACTATCTAAAAGATTAGTCCAGTATCCATCAGCATTATTAATAATTTCTTGAATTTTACCTGCAGCTAATACATCTGCTGTTCCTTTGTGTAATCTTTTATAAAAACCAAAAGTTTTATCATCAGGTATCATTGCTGAACCTGAGTTTTTGTCAACACCACCTAGACTAAATCTAAATGCAAATTGTTTGTTGTATGAGTTTACAAAGTTTGCAGACAAGACAATATCTGGGTCTGCTTTGTAAACTAACATCATAGAACCTAATGCTACCATTCCATCATGAGAACATCTAAAAGCTTCTGCAGAGACAGAGAAACCAGCATTCCTGATTTCACTTCTCATGCGTGTGATGATTTCTATATGACTGATAGGGGTATAGGTTTTTGTTTTTTCTGGTAATGGTGCACTGATCATTTTACCAAATGCATCAAATCCTGTTAATGTACGTTTCATAATTCTAATGTTAATTGTACTGTTTGATTGCTAGGAACCACTTCTGATTTTGATTCTATCTTAAGAATCTCATCATATATTTTGTCAAGATAAAACTTCTTATTCACATTGTATTCTTCCCAAGGTGCAACATATGCCTTGTTATACAATGTAAGCAAGTGTGGTCCACTTTCTAATTGAATCTTTCTTCCATCTGGATGACATTTTATAATCTTCATGCCTTTTTTAGATACAAAATATCTAACAAGTTTCTGAAGATTTTTAGTATAGTACTTGCCACTTTCAACACCACGTTCTTGAAAATACCAGTCCCCTTTGATTTTGGAACCAATACAATAATCAAAAATATTTCTGTTGGTTTTAATGTAGTCTTTAGGATCTACACCATTTACAAAGTATTCATACCAGGCTTTTGGAACAACAAGCATAGACTTGTTTTTATGTAGTGGTAAATCTTCAAATTCAAATCTACCTTTGCATTTAGTCTTGCCATCTGCATAAACTGCAATGTAGTTGTTTACATCACCAATGATCATCTTGGAATATTCAACTGATTCTAGTTGAAGTTGCGTCATATCTTCCCATTCTTTACATATCTTAAAGAATAGCTCTTCATCTTTTTTGTCAACAATAAACTCTAAACCATCTGTATTTTGCATCAATGGTTGTGCTGTAGGAATCTTTACTGCAATCATTTCATATAGCATTGAAAGCAATAATTGACCATTGACAGTAATTCTAAATGTCAACTCTGGGTCATATAAGAAAGAATATTTACTCTTACTTAAACCATAAGTAGAGTTCAACACAATCTTGAATAGATAGTTCAAAGGGTCTGACTTTGGATAAGTCTTTCTTGTTTCAAAATACCATTCATACAGTTCACAAAATTCTTTCTTTGGAATATGTGCTGGAGACCACTTGTTCCTAATAGCTAAATTAGGATAGAAACTAGTAACATCAACACTAAGAATCTTCTGATGAGGTAAAGGTTCATATATACCAGATTTAATACAACCATGAATACCACCTAACGCATAGTCAGTAGGCACACCTTTGTATGTCATTCTGTATTTTGGTCCTTTCTTTTTCTGTTCTTCTTCTGAACCATCAAGAATTGTAGTATCTACTATTAAGTTCTTAAACCAATTATAGACACCATTAAATTCAGGTAAGTCAAACTTTACATAAGGTAAAATAATATCGCGTATGACAACATTCTTGCGATATGTTCTCATGTTGCGTATTGTCTTTTTGTCAATATTCAGTTTCTCAGAAAGAAAGTGAAGAAATATCTCTTTAGATATCTTAGGTTCACTAGCAGAATACAAGTTCACATTATATGTAGAACTAAGCTTTGCTCTCAAGTTGATTTGATTGCTCATCAACTTTTCACCTTTCTTACCAGTAAGATTAAAAATTGCTTTTGTAGAAGCAACGTCATTAATACAATAACTTACTACTAAATCTTCTACTTCTTTACTTGGTACTTTATTATAGTGATGATGAGGCATTTCTTCAACATTTTCCCAGTCCATACTAAACTGAGTATATTTTAAAGAAGTACGCTTAGCATTACTATCCCAGTGATTAAGTCTATAAATGTCTACACAACGTATAGTCATCTTAAATTCTGGGTAATCAAGAAATTCACCACTATCAGCTTTACCTATTACATATTGAGCATAGGAATAAATCATAGCAGCAATCTCATCACCAGTACTAAAAGTACTATGTGCAAGGTATTCTTCTTGATTAGCAAGAATGTGTTCAGTAATTTGAGCATCAAAGTTGATATTGTTAAAACCTAAATGCCAATCTTTGCATTCTCTTGATTCATTAAGAAAATTTATAAACCTTTCAGTATCATTCTGATACTCACTAATGATAAAAACTTCACGCTTAGAACTACCATGTGCTTCAAAAACTGCAATAAAAGAGTTGACTATGGTTTCATAATCCATCACCCAGAACTCGCGATGTCTCATATTACTTCTCTTTTATAAATAATTGATAAGATTTATGACTTGGGTTAATTGCAAATCTTTCTACAAACTCTCTAATATCACCTTTTTCAGTAATATAATATTCATAGTAAGCTTCTAGCACAACTCTTTGTTCTTGCAAACCTAAAGTACCATCTGGTCTTTTTACTTGAATAGGTAAACCTTTGTCAGATAGTTTTGGTAACATTATAGGTTTCTCTTTTGCATCTTTGCTAATAATTGCAAGAACTTTTTCTGTTGGGTCATAAATTGCCTCATTGAATGGACAATCTTTGTCCACAGGTAGCAAGCGAAATGTCTCTTGATCATTCCACTTTGCAGCATAAATCATCATACTCATATGTTATTTGTTTAAGGTTTCTCTTTCTAAATTATACTTGTCACAAAGTTCACCAACTTTTTGTAATGTGTCATATGGAACAAGTAATATTTCAGCATAAGCTTTAAAATACTTTTTAGGAAATAGAAATGATTCAATATAAACCCACTCAGGTGTGTGAATACCATAATAGTCAGTAATCAATTTCTTACCTTTTTCAGAAAACTTAGAATATTTACCAATTGTAAAATTATCAAAGTCATTCTTAAACATGTGTAAATCAAACACAAATGCCATTCTATTTGAATCAATTTTTTGAACAAAGTCCAGCATAGGATGACATAACAAAGATTTAGTTTCAAAGTTATGCCACTCTTGGCTATCATCTATTTCATAAACACATATTAATTTTTTATCATTAATTGTGATGTTGTCATTACCATCTTCTGTGTTAGACCAGCTCACATAAGTTTGAGCTGGTTTGAATGCAGAATTTTTCTTGAACCCTAGCAATGGGTATAAAAAAGTATAAGACTTTTGGAAATAGTCTTTGTACAGAGTTTTTATCATAATTCAAGTTCATCATTGTTTACTAAAAACTCATAAGGCAAATCAAAATTTTTATTAGCAAAGTGATAATTTGCTTTTGTAATTTCATAATCTAACTTTTCTTCCCATTCTTTCATTGTCTCATCTTTAATTTTGATTGAGGCAATTTGCATATATGGATCAGTTACAATAAATCTGAATACAATTTTGAAATCTGCATACTGAGGTTGCGACAAATACACATGCTCTACAAGCTTTTTATACATTGGTGCTTGGAGATAATACTTAAAGTATTCTATTGAGTCAGAAAATTGAGACAAAGATTTACCTGTTTTCTTAAGGTCATTTACTCTAATCTCTTTTTTGTCTTTATCAATAACTAAATTATCTACAATACCTCTTAAACCAAAGTAATCACTATGGTCAAACTTCACAAGCTGAAGCTCATTTGACTTTTCTACTTGATCAAATGAATCAGCAAAAAATCCCATCACATCCATCACTGCAGGTGTAGATTTAATTTTGTCAACAACAGCATTACAAAATGCATACATTTCATCATCAATAACAATGCGACCTTCTGACTTTTTTAAGTAGTCAAAATATGCTACATTTTTAGGAATCAGCATTTTTTCTACACGTTGTGCATCTGTTTTCAAAGATTGATATAAATTAACATCTTTTAGGACATCAATAATAGCACTTTGAAATTCTGAAAGTTCTTCTCTTGCATCTCCATGTTCTTTAAGCTCTTTGTAGTGATTATATACTATGTTAATCACATTGCGAGCGTTGTCAGAAGGTAAATCATTAGAGCTAATAACAAATTGCTCTTCAAACTTTTCAGGAGTAAGTAGCAAACAATGAATAAGTGACCCCTCCATTGTATTTTTATCATAGGAATCTTCTTTTTGATCCATCACATAATGCATGTAAAAGTTTGCTGGACTAAAAGCCAACTTACTTAAACCACTATATGACATCAAGAAAGGCTTGTCATAAAATTCTGAATCTTTTTGTATCCTTTCAGATATAGGAATTTCTACTAAATACTTTTTCATACTACTCATTGTTACAATTTTCCATATCACCAGGAAAGTATTTACCCATAATATTACCATTATAACTATTTGTAGTTAGCACATCATTTTTAATTTGATGTTTAATCTCACAATAGCCAAGGTATTTTTTATTGCAGCATACTTCAATAATTTCTCTACTGAAATTATTAGGACCAAATGCTTGCACATGTTCTTTAAGCTCAACACATGATCCCCAATATTTCTTCCAATCAGATTCTTTGACTACTTGTTTGAATTTCTTCCTGGTTGCAGTAGCCACTTTCTCTCTATTAGAAATTTTAGTCTTTCTCTCAGAGTATAAACTCTTCTTACCAATATAAAATGTACCAGTAATGTTGTTGGTTATTTTATATACAAATCCAACAGCTGATTCACTATTTGGTAAATCTTCAATTTTCAGGACTTCTCCTGTCAAACCACTTTCTGTGGTATAAGTCCAACTACTCATTAGTCAATGTATTTTTGTATTTTTCCATTGCTGTATGTAGTCTTGGATAAAAATCTTCTATTGCAACTTTTACACCATGATGTTTGACAATATCACTGATATCTTTCTCTCTTGGTAAATATATCATTGGTAAATTAAAATTGTCTTTGTAATACTTCATGGCTTTGATGCCTGCTTCATCACTATCCATACATACAGTTATGTACTGATACTTATTTGCAAATTGTTTTAATTGCTGTTTAGTCAATTTTGTAGACTCACTATCTGGTGCGATAACATCTACTGTTAAGCCTAAGCTTTTTATTGCCATTATATCTTTTAGGGAAGATGTAATTACAAGGGTGTTGCGTTTTTCAAGTTGTTCAGAACCTTGAATATAATCCTCAATCTTTAAAAACTTGCGTTTTCTATTGTGAGGTTTATAAATTTTATACAACTCACCAGCTTTTGTAAAGTAGCCATAAGATACTTCATCAGAAGTAAATGTTCTTAAAGTTGTCCCATCTTTAGGATTAATCTCACTCATCTCAAAATACTCAAGAGGCTTGACGCAGTATTTTGTCAGCAAAGAACTGCCTATGTTGTATTTTAACCAATACTCAGCATCTTTTTTCATCCATCCTCTGACAACATGATTGGTTACTTTCCAGTTAGTATATTCTAACTCTTCACCTCCCATAAAACTATCATCACCATCATTGATATATTTTGTGTAATCTTTGATAATTCTTTTGCAGGTATCCACAAAATCTAATTTCAAAATATAAGATACAAGATTAATACCATCACCATACCTACCACTTGAGTGGCATTTAAAAACATATTTATTCTTAGTCTTGTGTACATATAACACCATAGAAGGGTTACTATCTTTAAGATTAAAAATGCTTTTTACACTCATAGATTGTCCAGTAAGTTTGATAGGAATGTTCATGTAGTAATTGAATATCCATCCAGATGGAATGTCATCAATACTTAAATGATTTTTACTTGTAAACATGGCAAAGCATAAAAAAAAGGGTAGAGTCAAAAACCCTACCCTTTATGAGTTATTGTATATTATTCAAATGGCAAATCTAATTCACTTGTAGGAATACTAAAATCATCCATTGAATCTGTGATTGCTGGTTCAGCAACAGTTGTAGTTGGCTCAAAGCTATCAACTGATGTGTTTTCCTCTTCTTTCTTAACAGCACCTTCAGTATCTTTTAAGATATGGGTATCTGCATCAAAATAGATTAAGTTAACTGGCTTTTTGTTTTCATCCTCAATAGCTGAGAAAGGAAAAGTCAATTTAACATTTTTAGGAAAGAATAATCTATAATTAGGATTGCTGTATCCTTCATTAAAATACTCTTTACCTGCAATAGTAAAGTGACCCCATAGTTCTGGATCAATAAGGTACTTGCGTACTTCCATTACATATTCTTCAATAGTATCTGCTTCAACACCTTTAGCATTCATTTTGTCAAGAATGTTCATTTGTCTTGCAAGATTATTAATCCATCTGAAGATTTGCTGATCTCTTTCAATTGTTTTACCATCATACTCATAAGTACTGAAAGCATACTGACCAGATTTTACATAAGCAACTTGACCTCTGTATTTACCTAATGAAGGATTGTTTTTATCAATATCAATACCTTCAAATTCATCTCCTCTATCTTCACCTTCTAACTTTACATTGATAAAATATGCACCTTTTTTGTATGGTGGTTCATCCAATGTAATATCTATAATTCTACAATAGTGTGTTCCAGGGTTTAATAATTTTGGAATACCTGCACCTGTTGAAGGTTTGAAGTCTGCTGATTTAAACGCGCTCATAATCTTAAATTTTAAAAGTTTTTTTACTAATTAATCAATATAAATTTTATCCCAGTGTGTTACTACACTTCCATCTTCTGCTGGTTCAGAAATAACAAATTCTTGATTTCTCAAGTGCTCTGGTCTTGCACCACAAGCAATTTCGTCAGTGGTTGTAAAGCTAAGAATATTCTTTTTACCTTTTCTGTAAAGGTATCCTATAGCATCTGAGTTTGAAGTAGTTATACGTTTTAACTTACCTGTCAAATCTAAGTCAAGTGAGTTAAACTCTGCTCCATTCTTCTCTAACAAAGTGTCTTTAATGTGCCCTACAAATATAACATGAGGAGCTAAAGTTTTCACATAGTTAAGAATTTTCTCAAAAGCTTGGCGTAACCAAGGGTATCCAGAACCATTAGGCATATTAAGAATATTTCCATATTGTGCTTTATGTTTTGTGTACCATTCTTTACCCATAAGAGTTTTAGAATACAATTCCTCTGCATAAGGAACACACATACCTTCTAGGGCTGTGATTGTGTCAAGTGCAATAAATTTGTAAGGTCTGCCAGCAGCTTCAATAGCTCTACCAATCTTAACAATATCTGCAACAGTTTTAGCTTTTACTTTTAAAGCATCTACATAGTCTGAACCTTCTTCACAATCTATGATAAGACAATTATCTAATTGTGATAACAAAGTTGTTTTACCAACTTTAGGTTTACTAAAAATTACCATGTTTTTTGGACTTTTTGTTTCAGCTTTTACTTTTGAAGTAGGCAATACAAATTCTACTTCTATTTTTGATTCTCCAGCCATTTTCTAGAATTTAAAATTAATTGATTTAACCAAGGTTTGTCAGACATAGGAACATTATGCGTAATGCAATAGTGATCTTTCATTGTCATTTTGCTCATGTGAGCATCTGATTCATCAAAAGATGCATCATACTTCGCTTCAATAATACCAGGAAATGCTTCTGGTTCAGTAGATTTTAGCGTGTAAACTTCAGCTTTTAAATTTTTAGAAGAAGTCTTATTAACTACTTCTAAATCAGAAATTCTAACAGCATATGTAGCTGTTGATAAACTTGAAGATTCTATTTTTGCATACTTGGAAGTTTCCTTTTCCCAATTTTTGTTAGCTACCAGTCTTAATAACACACGATCAGTATTGTAATAATAATTCTGATCCCAATTGTATAGCTCCACATATAAATCTTCACCAGAGTCAAGTTCAGAAGGCCAAAACCTTACACACTCTACTTTTGGCATGCCAAATTCTACACCATTATAACCTAATTTTGCATAAAACATAGGTTTTTCAACACCCATAGTAGTAAACAAAGGTTCCCAGAATGGTAAATACTCTGCAGTGATTTCTTTAATGTGCTTCTTTGCTGTTTCAGTTGCCATAAATTAATAAATTAGTTACTTAAATTTTGCCTCCATATCAGGAGTGCTTGCTTCAACAACAGACATTGTTGCATAATCTGCCTTGTACCATTGAATGCTAGTTTCTCCAAATCTGTTTTTCAAAACATGCATCGCAAGTAAATATTTGTCAAGTGGTGTTATGATGTATTTCATGGGCCCATACCTTGTAATATTATATTTAGCTGGCCTATTATACGCAATCATAACATCCGCACATTGTAACAGGTAGTCACTACCAAACACATCAGCTTCTGTAGGGAAGTTTTCCAACTTACCTGGCTTCTGACGTTCAGCATTGTCTATTTCTCTGTTCAGCTGTGTTAAAACAATGAAAGTAACAGGTAGTCTGTTCTTCATCTCTGTCATCATTGTGGCTAGATTTTGCAGAGTTATCTGCTTGTTGTTTTCTGTTGATGCCATTCTCACAAGTAGAGTATGGTCTAATGTAATTACTACAGGAAGTTTAAATTTGTTATAAAAAGACACAATTGCTTTCTCCATTTGAGCTACTGTCATTGCTTTGTCAATAACATACTCATTTCTAGAATCTTGTGCTTTTGCATAACTGGTGAGCTTTTCATAGTCACCTTTAGTCAAAGAAGGCATTCCATCATCCTGCGCTGATTGGATATACCTTATGTTAAGATTGGTTGCTGCTGATAATTCACGCAAACCCATATTTCTTCCTAACATTTCAAATTGAAAATGAAGGACCATAAATTCTTGATCCTTATTCAGCTCTTGTAGAGACCTTGTAAGAGAACCTGCAATTAAGGTTTTACCTACACCTGGTCTTGCTGCAAGAACATAAAGTGATTGCCATTCTATACCATTTAAGCCAATTGTGTTAAACCCTTTCCAACAAGTCTTTAAAGATTTAATATTTTTACGTGCTCTTTGCTCAACATACTGTAAACTTTCTTGTAAAATATCTCCATATTTTTTCCAAGGTTCAGTGACAGAAATGCTAGTAGGAGCAGAAGGTCCTGATGAGGGTGCTTTAAACATATAGTGAATTTTGATATTACAAATATAGTCAAAAGTTCACAAATTACCACAAGATTTTTGGTTTGGAAAGTTTTTCCAATTCTTCATTCACCCTGTTAAACAGATTGTTACAGTCCCATTCTTTTTGTTTTGCATAAGCTGCAGACGCTGGATGAGAAGCTCTTATAATAATTTGAGAAGGATGCAACAAGTCTTCAAATTCTTGTGCTTTTTTGCCAAGGAATACCCATACATAGGGTTCATTGTTTTTTACTGACATGTGATTCAACATGTCTATTAAGTAGTTTACAAATGGTTTCCAAATGTTAAAATGTTTACCAATTTTTCCTACTTCTGTAGTCAAAGATGTATTTAGCATTAATATGCCTTGTCTGCTCCATTCCACTAAATCTGGATGCATATCTTTTTGCAGATCTTTGTTGTCATAAACTGTTCTAGCAATTGCATCATGAATATATCTTAATGATGCTTCTTTCTTAAGAGTATTACCACAACTAAAAGCAATACCATCAGCCACACCTAACTGAGGGTATGGGTCTTGACCAACAACTATTACTTTAAGTTTTGAAACTGGACATTCTTCAAAAGCTCTAAATACAGATTTTAGTGGTGGAGTAAACCTTTCTCCTTCCTCTACAAGCTTCTGTAGAGTTTCAATTACTGTATCAAAATCAGAACTTAATAAATAAGCTTTAAGTATTTCATTCCAAACACCTGCTGATTTTAATTTAGCATACAATTTCATTGCAAGTTCTTGCGATGTAGGCTTTGTAGTTTGCATATTAATTTCTAATTTTGGTTTATTAATCAAATTTATAAAACATGTCAGAAGAAAAAATTACCAATGAAGCATTAGAAGAAAACACTGCTAATGTTATTGATGTTATTAAAGAAGATGCAGTTGTTGCAATTCAAATGAGCACAGGATACTATAAAAGAATCCAAGAAGTAACAAAATTCTTAATTGAAAATAAATCATCTGGTGTTATGGAGCTTGCTCATGCATCTATCAGAGATCAAAAAATTACAGAACCTTGGGTATTTCATTATGAAACACTTTTGATTCTTTGTAATGAGTTTGAAAAAGCTGCTAGAGAAGGTAAACACATTCACCAAATGACTATGGCTGAATTTGAAAAACATCTTAAAGAAAACATCAACACTGAATCTTTAGTAGAACCAGAAGTTGACGCTGTTGCTGAAGATGAAACTACTGTTACTCCTGAATAATTAATACAGGATAATCCCTAGATCAGCTCCTAAAGCAATACAATGTTCAATAACTAATGACATTTCATGCTTAGAGCAATCTGCAAAACTTTTAAAACTAGAGCTGGCTTCATCTAAAAGACCAGCTCTTTGTTTTATAATCTCTTTTATTTCTTCAGAACTATGTCCTGTACTTACTGCAATCTCTTTAATTAGAGCATGCGCTTTTGCCAATTGACCATTTGTTTTATCAGAATCAGATGCTATTTGCAAATATGCTTCTATTTCTGTACCCTTTTTCAAAGACATGTTATATAACTTTAACTTTGTTAGGTCTTGTGGTGAAGCAGGTCTAATAACTTCACCATTCTCTGTAATCACTACTTTTATTGTTGTATTATGCATTTTCAAATACAGAATTAATGTAAGTAATTTTTTCAGGATCTACTGTTTCTAATGCTTTTTGCACCCAAGTCATATCTATTGTGTCCTTGTATGCTAAAATATGAATAGTAGATTTTTCAGTAGGGTTAAGTCTTAATAACCTACCCATTCTTTGTGCACTTTGACGTTCATTACTGTAGGAATGTAATATAATACCTGATTTTAAATTTGGTATGTTTACACCCTCATTCAGCTGCTGGACACAAGACAACAATTCAATATTGCCATCTTTAAAGTCTTGTAGATTCTGTGCGCTATCAGGGTTTTTAGAATGATAGCTGTGTTTGCATACAGCGTCTGCCTGCTCAGTAGTATTACAAAACACAATACACTTGTCAGACATCATTTTTGCTAATTCTTTTGCATAAATCTCTTTAGTTTTGAAACCCATAATAGATTTCATACGTAAGATTCTTAGCATTTGAAGTTGTTTTGGTGCAAATGTTTCTGCAATCTTTTTACCCCAATAGTCATACATTCCTTTCTCACTTTGGTAAAAGACTTTTCCTGTTTTAGTTTGAACTGGTACATTCTTTTTGTCACTCATCTCTAAAAGATGCACAACAATACTATAATCATTAAGAATTGCATCATCTACAGCATCATCAGTAATATACTGATACACTATAGGACAATGTTCATTTACCATTCTTCCTTTTTCAGAGTTCTTAAACTTTGGTGGAGTACCTGTAAGACCTAACTTATATCCTGTGTAGCATGTCAACCAAAAATCATGAGACTCTGTAAGATTATGACATTCATCAAGAATGACTGCGTCATAATCATAATCCATTTTATCTAATGATCTGTAAGTAACAAACTGCATTAAAGGAATAAGATGTGACAAACCATGTTTAGATGCTTCTTGTTTCCATGTGTTAAAAATGCTAATCTTAGGAGCCACAATTAAGTATTTTCCTATAATTCTTTTCTCTTTGTACATTCTATCAATGTAAGTAAGACCAATAAAAGTCTTACCTACACCCATAGAGATACCTAAACCAGCTTTACGCTTTCCAAAACTAAGTTCTATTGCCTTGCTCTGAATTTCCTCTCTTATACTCATTGTTTCTTCTTTCACTTTTTGGTACAGAAAATTTGTTAAAACTAGTATGATGCTGAGGCTTTTCTTTTATACCATGGTTTTCAAGATTTCTAACTCTATCTACCCAATAAATATTTAATAACCTTTTTAACGCTACTCTTTTTAACCAATTTGGTTTTTTGGTCATCCATACTTGGAGACCAAGTTGATCTTCTGCTTCTTGTTTGCTGTTAGCACCAAGAATTGCATACCCTACAAATCTTTTCATTTTTATTTTAAGTTAATTTACTACCTGAAAGGTTTAGTTCTCTTGCTTCTAGAGGGTGAGTTTCCACCCATTCATGGCAAGCTAAACACAAAGGTATCCAAGTTGTAGCATCTAAGTAGTATTTTCCTCTACCTTTTGTGTGATGTACAGTCAAGTTTTGGCCAAACAAGTTTAAACATCCAGGAAGTTTTGCTCTGCATGTTGCATTTTCTGGTTTATCTAGAAATTCTTTACGTAACTTGCTGTACATAACATCAAGCACGTTTCTTTTGTCAGATTTTGGTTTGATTGGTTGTCTATTACTTGGCTTTACAGTTAAGTAAGACTTGGAGTACCAGCAATCTTTGCAATACTTATTACCTTCATGATTTTTCCATATCACTTTGTCTGCATCGCAGCCACTGCATTTCTTTAATTTTACATTCATTCCTATAAGCTTTTATGCTATTATAGTTCAAGATTATCTTTGTCTATATAATCACTATCAGAAAGCTTTTCTTCTTTGTCAATGTCTGTTAAATCATCTACTGATTCAGTATAGTTGTAATCATCAAACTCTACATCTTTTGCAGGACCATAATGTAACACACTTAATGCAAATGGATCATTAACTTCATCACTCCAATTCACACCTTCCAAAGCTTCTAATTCATTGACAGACATACTTAAAAATTGCTCAACTGACAGCTCAATTGTTTTACCATTACGTAGTTGATATAACATGATACTGAAATATTGATAGTCAAAGTTAACAAGAACATATAGAGCAAACAATTAATTTGTCAGAGTTTTGCACCTTTTAGGAACTCCTCTACAAACTCTTCAAAAGTAAATATAAGATTGCTATATGAATGTAATCCTGAACTAATTGTAATTTTTTGATTTACAGTATCTAATGATATTAATAAATCAATGTCAGCATACAATTGTGTACCTATACCATAACCAGAATCACTTTTCCAAAATTCTTCTGGAATCATTTCACAAAATAACATTCTAGAAAGATAATCTGGGTCATCCCATCTTTCTCTTTTAGAAAGTATGTCATGTGTTGTTGTCAATAAAGTTTTTGAATCATCATGAGTATATAGATATACTCTACCATAAGGACTAATAATTTCTATTTGTCCACTGTTAGGATTAATTTCCATAACTTAATATTTTGGTGTATACTTGTTAAACATAAGTAATGAAACATGTAACCAAAGTATATGCAAATCAAATCTATATTTGAATGTGCTAACTAAAGACATCTTTTCAAAACAAATGCTTAAACCAAACACTTTAGGATAAAATAATATGTCAAATTTGATATGATTCATTATTTCCCAGTACTACCATAACCACCTTCTCCACGTTCAGATTCTGACAACTCAGATACTTCTTCAATTGTAACTTCTGGAAGTTTAATTAATACTAACTGCACTACTCTTTCTCCACGTTTAAACATTCTAGGAAAGTTTTCTTGTTCTGATTCATAATGACCTTTTACAATTTTAAATTTTGCCATAATTTCTCCTCTGTATCCAGAGTCAATTACACCAACAGAATTTGTAAGTGATAAGGTCATTTTTGCATTACTGCTTCTTGGAAATAATAAACCTACATATCCTTGAGGAATTTCAACAGCTATACCAAATTTATATACTACAGTATTTGTTTCATTTTCAAAATCTCTGCTAACTGCTGTTAAATCTAAACCTGCGTCACCAGCTTTTGCATAAGAAGGTATAACTGCATTATCATCTAACTTTTTAATTCTTAAAGTTATATTATCTGTGCTCATTTTATTTTAATTAAGATTTATAAAGTTAATACTTTTTGAAAGATACTGATTATATTTGCAATGGTATAATGGCATTGCTCAGTTTGCTTTACTTTGACAGTGTGAATTTTGATGATTAAACAAGGAAAGGGAGCTTAAAAACTCCCTTTTTTTGTTAGTCAAAAACATAAGACACTGTGTTAGTAAAAGGATCAAACTCTACTTGATTAGTTTTCTCATAAAGTCCTTCTTCTAATTTCATAGGTCCATGCTCATCATGAAAAACTATTGCTGAATCTTTTACTTCAAACAATATAGTTTGTTTGTCAACAGATGTTTCTAATACTTTTATAGTATTTTTTTGAGAAATCATCATATGCTTTTGCTTTTCACCTCCTGGTGTCAAATGCAATCTATTTACTAAAGTAGTTTCCATTAGCTTGCTGCTTTTAATAATTTAACATATTCATCTTTTGATAAATGATGAGGCATTCTTGACTTACTTTGTTCAGATAACTTAGCAATAATAACATCACCCTGTCTGTAGATATACTCTACATCTGTGTGTGCTACTATAACAGTCCAAGCAATTGCTTCTAAAGCATCATTCTTTTCACCAATAGCTTTTGGTACATAAATCCAGTATTCTCTATTTGTAGTAGTACACCAGCATCTTACTGCATAAATTGTAGCTCTATCTGTTCTCCATAAAGATGTTTCTTCTGGAAAAAGTTTGTTACCATCAATTTTATAAAGTTCATAATGATCTACTTGTGCTACTTTTTTTTGATTACCTAAACTATCAGTCACAATATTATTATAATCAATTATGTCTTTGTGAACAATTGTTGGATTTAATGTTTTGAAAAGTTCAATAACACCAATTGCTTTAAAACATAATCTTCTGACTTCTATATTCATTACAGAAAAAGCTTCTGTAACAGTAATGTCAGGAATTTCATTCCACTCAGCAAGCATGTTTTCACCAAATTCATCATAAGTAGATGATTTTGCAGGTGCAATTATAGCAGCATGAAACTCTGGAAAATCTTTGTAAGTTTTTTTCCATATTTTAGCAGCCCATATTACATCTACTGTATAATTTTCTACAGTAAAATGTACACCATCATATTTTTTAATCAAGTTCTTCATTCTCTAAAAGCTCTAAAAGGTCAATATTAATACCATTTTCTGTTGTGTTGTATAATCTGTAACTAAAATCACTTAGTGCATATTCATAGTGAGTATCTGTAACAGTAAATTCATCTTTTGAAATTTCATAATTATCCCAACAAGATTGTAATTCAATGCTAGAATCTTCAGCTTGAATTTCTGCTACCATTGCCTCACTCCATTCATTAAGTTCTTTTTCTATTTTAGCAAACAACTCTCCACTAGATTTATCAAAGAAACCATTTCTAACATGCACATTCATGTTAAATACATACTCTTCTCCTTCACATTCTAAAAAAATATCATCAAAATGTATTGATTTTGGAATTTTAAAAACATAAGGGTTACTAGTTTTATGAGTAGCACTATCATCTTCTGAATAATAGTCAGTACCATCAAATTGTTTTGTTTCAGCATTGTAAGTTGCTTCTCCATTTGCAGAATACTCACCAGCCCATGAACCATAATCTAATGTTTCATACATTTTATCAACAAGCCATTCTGCTTCTGGTTGAGTGCATTGTTCTCTATCAATTTGAAACCAACACCATCCTGAATCACCTCCACCTTCCCAGCAAAGTTGTAATTCAAAACCTTGTTCTACTTGTTCATCACACCACTTGATGATATCTTTAATTGTCAAT